GCGGACGGCGGCGGGGTCGGTGTACCCGTCGAACGTGTTGAGGCCGATGACGACGGCCCGGTCAGCGACGGCGGAGCCGATGTGGATGACGGGGGAGTCGGCGGGGTAGGACGTCTCCCGGCGGGTGAACTTGGTCCGCTCGATGAGGAGGCTGGTGCCGCCGGTCACGACGATGAGGGCCCGGTCGTTCACGGACGCCGTGCTCGAGGGCGCGTCCATCGCACCCTTGATCGACGTGCCCGAGATGACGTGGCCCGCGCCGCCGGTGATGAGCATGGCCTTCCCGTTGATGCGGGAGGAGTTCTGCGCGTCGATGGCGAGGTCGACGACGGTGGTGTTGTAGCCGCCTTCGATGGTGAGGCCCCACCCGGCGCCGCGGGCGGTGATCATGCACCGGCCGATCGTCGACTTCGACAGCATCGACCGCATGAAGGGTGTGGCGGTCTGCGACGAGGTGGAGGAAGCGGCAAAGGAGTACCCGTCGTTGCCGAACACTGTCGTTTCGGACCCGCCGAGGAAGATGGCGGTGTCAGCGATCGACTGGAAGAACGACACCCCGGTAGCGAAGGACGTGCCCGTCGTGTACCCCCACCACACGGTCGAGAAGTTCTTCCACGACGAGTCCTTGAACTCGCAGTACCACAACGTCTTACCCGCGATGTCCGTGCCGGACATGGAGTTCTTCGGCATCCAGTGCGTGCTGTTGGAGCCCTGCCACTGGATGTTGTTCATCGTGATGTCACGCGGGGACCCGTCCGACGGGTACGACTGGTTCGTCTGCCCATCGGCGGGGAACACCAGGCAGGAGGTGCCGGAGGCGCCCTGCCAGTTCCAAATCGTGCCGCGGGAGAACTCACGCGACGGGCCCTGACGGCCCAGGATCGTCGTCCCCGAGTACAGCTCGATGGGAACGTTCGTGTTGATCTGCCTCGCGGGCAACCGGACCGCGCGGGACGGGGCGCCGCCGTGGCCCTTGTTGTACGCGTTCATCGCGGTCACGCGGGCGTTGTCGTCCGACCCGAACGCGTCGAAGTCGATCTCACCGACCGAGGCGAGAACATCCCGGACGGACGCCCCACCCGACGACGCGGGCAGCTGCGACGCCGGGACGACACCGTTGACGAGGGTCGCGTACGACCCCGCCGGCTGAGCGCCGATCGCGGTCCGAGCGGCGGCGACCGTGGCGGACCGGAGGAACGTGCGGGTGATGTCCGTCGCGTCCGTCAAGTCTGCGACAGCGTGCGTGTGACCCGTCGCCGACAGGTTCGGCCAAGCCGCGAGGACCGCCAACCAAGCGCGGGAGTTCTTGTACGTGTCAGCGATGTGACCGGTCGACTGACCCGGCACAAGACCAGATGTGGGGAGGGTGGTGACCTGCTCGAGGTCTGCGGGCACGGTAGCCACGGGCGCTCCTAGTAGGCGTCTTCGTAGGTGTCGGAGTACGCATCCGCGGGCGGATCCGTGGGGGTGGTGCCGTTCTCGAGGTTCTCGACGCGCATCAGCAGCGCCGCCAACGCGGACCGGAGCGCCTCGAGGTCGGTGGTCTGCGCGTACCCGGACAGGTCCGGGGTGGGCGGCTGGTACGCGGCCAAAGCGGCAGCAGCAGCGGCGTCAGCGATGGACCGGGCGTCGTCCTCGTCGACCAGACCCGTCAGGTCCGGGAGCGTCGGGATCTGCGCTCGGACCGCATCAACCGCGGCGGTGAGCTGGGCCTGCGTCGCGAGACCGGACAGGTCGACGTCGCCGAGGGTCGCGTCGGCGATGCGGGTGTCGACGTACTGCATGAGCGCCGCCCGGAGCGCGTCGACGTCGCCGCCGTCGACGATCGGGGGTGGCTGGCCGTCGAGGATCCACCAGTCACCGGCGCGGCGGTTCCCCGTGGCGGTGGTGCGGACCTCGAGCCTCGCGGTGAGCCCGTCGGGGCCGAGGAACCGGATGTCCCCGTCACGGTCCGAGACAATGCGGTTGGCGACGGTGCTGCCGTCGGGCAACGTGGTCGTGGGGAACGCAACGCCGTCCCAGTCGGGCGGGACGAGGAAGCCGACGACACCGGCCTTCGTGTCGACCCTGCGGACGTCGAGGATGACCCCGCCGACCCGCCGCTGGTAGTTGTTGACGACCTCAGCCGTGTAGTCGCTGGTACTGCCGCCGTACAGGTGCCTGACCATCAGCCCTCCTCCGGGCATGACAAAGCCCCCACCAGCAGGTAGGGGCTAGACGGGGGAGAGGTCAGTCAGCGAGGTGACGAGGCGGGTCCTGAAGCGGGAACGCCTCAACCCGGGGGCGAACCGAAACAGGCTCACCAGCCGTCACGCTGATACCGGGCGCAGCCACGTTGCCCTCGTCCGTCTTGATGACAGCGACAGCCTTCACAGGGACGACCCGCGACCGGATCACGGCGCCCGCGATGATCGGCCCAAGCACCGTGACGAGGCCGAGGATCGCGGCCTGCTGCGTGTCGTTCAGGTCCAGACCGAAAGCCACAGCCAGTGCGACCAGGGCAGCGACAGCCGCGCTGATCGTCCCAGCCAACGCAGGCTCGCCGCCGTTACTCCGGACCTTGGGGGCTCCCTCAAGGACGCTCACGCGGCACCACCAAGACGCTTCACGAGCTCATCGACCGTCGCAGCCGGCAGACCCAGGCCAGCGACAGCATCCGTGACCTGCTCACGGTTCGCCCGGTACGCCACATTGACCCGGTCATCCGTCACCCGGCCCTCACGCTGGATCCGGTCGAGCTTGCCCGTGTGGTCCCGCAGGACCAGCTTCAACGGCTCAAGGGCCGCGTCAACGACCCGCTGGAGATCCTTCTCAGTTGCCATGTCGAACCAGTCCTTCGTCTCAGGGGGCGCCACGGGGGCGGGGGAGGACGGCGCCACGCTCGGGGCGCCGAAGTTCAGGGACGCGCGGAACGCGTCTACGTCGTACGCGGGGTCGACCTTCCGGCCGCGAGGCACCGCGGCCTCCTTGTGTCCCACGACCCGGGAAGCACCGAAGCCGAACTCGCGGCCCAGCTCCTCGACGAGGGCGCGCTGAGCGGCCATCGACGCCGTAGGCCACTTCTCGGCACCGGTGCCCTTGTTCGCGGACTCGATGCCGACGCACCGCGAGTTCTGCTGCCACCCGTGGGCCGTCTTCCCGGCGTGGTTCGCCAGCCCGGCGGCGATCAGGAGGATCCGCCCGGACCTGCCCACACCGAACTGCGCCAGCGGGCCCGGGAGGTCGGACCGGCCGTCACGGACGACACGCAGCGACGGGTAGTCGCTCGGGGGGTTGTCGACCGTGTGGTGCAACATCACGCCCTGCACGTCCACCAGGGACCGGCCACGGGAGCCCCGCTCACGCCACCCCGCCTGCTCATCAACCTCAAACCCGCGGGCCCGCAAACGACCAGCGACGCGCGCAAACGCCGCAGCGTGCTTCCTGTCAGCCATGCTCAGCCCTTCCTTCGATCTTCAAAGTCAATAGGGCGCTGCTCGCCGCGCCGCTCAACACGCAACGGCTCATCCGTCGCCGTCTCCGGCGGCCACGGCGGAATGGCAATACCCGCCCGCTGCAACGCCGCCTCCAACGCCTGCGCCCGCCGCCGCTCATCATTGAGCCGCTGATCCAAGTCATCCAAGCGGGCCTGCATCGACTCGAGCCGCGCGTCAGCCCTCGTCACTTCCTCAGTAGCCATCCGGCGGATCCGCTCAACAAGGTCAACGTCCTCGACCTTACGACCCCGAATAGCCTTCACAATAGTGACGATGCCGCCACCAAACGTCCCACCGAACATCAACGTCAACAACGGCAAAAAGACATCAGAGCTCACCGCCCCTCCTTGCCGTCGCGGGCCTCAGCCATCCTCTCGTTGAGGACTTGCGCCACGACCCGTTCAAGAGGCTCAGCACGCGCGGCACGGAAAGCGAGGAGCGCGTTAGCAAAAATCAACAGCACACCGGCGAACAAGCGGACACCCGTCTGCGTGCCAGCAGCACCGGCCGCAACAAGCGCGTACCCCTGCAATATCGTCGCCAACGCCACAGCAATAAGCCCGACACCCTCAACCGGGTACCACTTACACACCCGACCCAACACGCCCAGCACCATGCCGAGGAAGTACGTCCCACACCACAACACGATCGCCGTGAAATCCGGCAATGCCTGCTCCGCAGCACGCGACACCAACCCCGACACACCAAGGATCCCCACCACACCAATCGCGATGAAAAACCCCACCACGAGGCCGTCCTCCACGTACCCCCAGAAACGGCCCCCGCGGCGGGTCATGCCGAACCGGTGCGTGTCAACGTCACCTGTAGGCGACAATTCGCCGGGGTGACCTCGTACCCACCGTTCGACGTCTTCACGACGATCGGCTGGAGCGTGCGGTCGTACCCAACGGCGGGAATCGTGTTCGCCGTCGTAGTCGTCGTCCGCTGGTTTGCGGCAGTCGCCTCGAACGGGGCCTGGCCGTTGATCGCCGTCGGCGTGTTGTTGCGGCGGTCGATCGCGTTGACCGTCCCCAAGAACACCGACCCGGCGACGAGGGACGTGCAACGCACATCAAAAGTGGCCGTGAACGACGCCCCGTACCCCGCCGGGATGCCGTACGACAACCCGCCGATGCCTGCGCCCGACGTGGTGATCGCCTGCGCCGAACCCGACGACCCCTGCACCGTCGCCGACGTCAGCCGATGGGCGTCCTCCGCGTGCGCCCGCGCACCAGCCGCGGCGTTAAGGGCCTGCGTGAGCGCGTTCTGGATCGCCGTGGTCAGGTTGTTCCGGACCGTCACGATCGCAGCGTCAGCAGTCGTCGCCAGGTTAGTGAAGAACGTCCGCAACGTCGCCGGCGCACCGGCAGGCGGGTAATAGATGCCAGTGGAAGTGTTAGGCATCAGTCGCCTCCAGGGTCGACAGGAAAGTCAATGACAGCACCCAGTGCGATGACGAGACGGTCAACAACGTCGACCAGAACAACGTCACCCACAACGGGCGAGTAAGAAGAAAGGCGGGCAGCAACAACACCCGGTGTGTCAGCGTCATCCGCCGACGGCAAACCCACCGTCAAAGGCGCAACGCCAAGGACGGTCCCGAGGTGGCGGGTCACTCCTGATCCGCCAACGGGTTACTCGACCGGAGACTCAACGACATCAGCTCCCCAGGCACGAGGGGGTGGACGACCTCACGGACGATCGCCTTCTCCGAGTAGGACCCGTCACCACCCTGCGAGGGGAACGTGACGAGACCCGCGTCGTCCGGGTCGATGAACGGGTTCGGCGCCGCCTGCACCCGCGTCGTAAAGGCCAGCGACGTGGTCCGCCGGAGCCGCGCCTTCGCGGCAAGAGACGCAATCGCAGGGTCAGACACGCCCGGGAACACCAACGGCTCCTCAGCGGTCAACCGCCCCATCGGACCGGTGACGCGCGTGGGAGAGCGGGGATTGGTGTCCTCGACCAGGAACGGCTTGAACCGCCCAGGCACATCCGGGTGCACCGAGTACGAGTTCGTCACGTCCTGCGCCGACCGCTGCGACGACGCCGACGCGAACGTCCCCGACCGCCCCACCGGTGTCACCTCCCACACAGGAGGCGCCAACAGGTCCGGCATGTCATCAACCACCAGCCGCCGCCGACGATCGATGTACGCCTGCAACCCCACACCCGCGAGGAGCTCACGAACCGACTCGGACCGCTTGTGCTCGTACCGGCTGCCCCACACCCGCGCCGTCGACGGCGACAACACCTCACCGGCGAGGTCACCGTGGGCCTCACGCACCCACCGGGCGGCGATGTTCACGGCCCGACCCGCGGGTGTCTGCGGTGCCAGGCGGCGGCGGACCACACGCGTCCACGTGTCCGGTGCCGTCACCGACACGCCGCCCGAGTCGCGGTCGTACTCCACGTCCTGCGAGTCCACCAAGAACTCACCGAACGGGACGACCTCACGGCCCATCGCACCCCACGTGATGATCCACTCAGGCCGCAGAATGAGACCCGACGGGGACAGGGCGTCGCGCAGGCCACGGGCGGGCGCGAACGACACATTCAGCGTCGCCCGCGTCCCCGTACCCGGCGACATCGTCACCGACCCACTAGTGACCGTCAGCGGCACCGCAACCCGCACGCCACCCCGGTACGCCAAACACGACACCGACACCGCGTACGGGCCACGCGCCAACGCCATAAGAACATCACCGTCAACCGGCTGGTACACCGAGGTCCCTCCGGACGTTCAGCTCAGCGTTCTCGAGCGACCGGTACGCCACCTGGACGTCGTCAATTGACCCGAACACCTCGTCGAACGAGTCGATGTTCCACGCCGGCGACACCGACCCGAACGGGTACTGCACGTGCGTGTAAGGCATCACCCAATTACGGACCGGGTCATCACCCCACGTCGCCCGACGCCCCTCAGCCACGTTCCCGATCGACAGGTACGCCGACGACAGGCCCAAGCCCATCCGCGAGGGCACGTTGAGGAACAACACCTCATCCGTGTTGATGAGCCCGAGGAGCTGGTCCATCTGCCCCTCAGTGCGAGTCCGCACCGTCATCTCCGACTCAAGAGACCGGCGCCCGCCCGTCGTCACCACGATCGGTGGGCGGGGACCATACGGCTGCACCAGCACCCGCGACGTCCCGTGCTGACGCTCCCGGAACGACGCCGCGTCGAACTCCGGCTCCCGCTTCGAAGCGCCCAACACCGCGATCGAGTCGCCGGGTCGAAACGGGTTCACCAACCACGGCACGTCCGCGTCCACGACGACCGTGTCCGACGACGCCCCCGACTCCGCCTCGAAGTAACTGACGGGCTCACCGAAGGGGGCCTCCGGGTCGAACACCGTCCCCGCCCCACGGACCAACGCAACAGGCTGCCGCACAGGCACCGTCGACCCATCAGCGTTCAACCGCGACAACAACACGGTCGTCGCCGTCGACCCGAACCCATCCACGTCAACCCGCACCGACGGCGGAGTAGCCTCCGGCGCCGCAACAGCCGCCAACCTGGGCCCAACACCCGGAACCGACGCCGGAGTCTCCGCGCCAACAATGACCGGCATCAGACCCCCTGAACGTCGTAAGCAGCCCTAGTCGCCGTCCGCCGATGATCCGTCTCGATGACGACCCGCGCCTGCTGCTGCACCCACTGCTGAGTGCCAGGCGCCGACTCCACGAACACCGTCACCTGCGCCGGCGACACGTTCACCGCACCCGACCGGGCAACCGCCGCAGCTGGGCCCGCGTGGCGGGGGACGACGTCCTCGAGCCCATTCGTCGCATTCAGCGTCCACCCCGGCAGCAGAGGCCCGCCGGCGTCCCGCACGTGCGGGTTGTCCCGGGAACCCTTCCGCTGATCCAGCACCGCACCGTTCGCGATACCGAGGTGCAGGTGGTCGTCGTGGTCGGTGCGGCCACCGATCTCGCGGTAGTACACCTGCTTGAAGTTCGCCATCGACCGGAGCGTCGGGAGGATCCCGCGGACGAACCTGTTCTCCGCTGCGTTCGCGCCACCGCCGCCGTAGTTCACGTCGATCGCGCGTCCCTTGTAGTGCAGCGACGTCGGCGAGTGCCGCCCGACGCGACCCCACGCGGGGTGCCCACTGATGCGGGCGCCCTTCCCCTGGAGGAACCGGCCGATCTGCACGATCGTCGAGTTCCCCCCGCCACCGACATACGGGTTCCCACCAGCCGTAGCAGGCGGGTACAGCAGAGCCAGGTTGTCCTCAAGCCACGCCACAACCTCGGCGCGGGCCTTGTCCATGACGCCCTCAGCGGCCGTCGACACAGGCGGGCCCCCCTTGACGGACGGGCGCTTAGGCACCGACCCCGCCGACGAGAACCCACCGTTCGCGTACTGCTCGAGCCGCGTCAGCCCACCGTCGCGGTACGCCTCATACGAGTGGTCCGGGTCGTCGTGGTCGTGACCGTCGTGGCCGGTGTCAACACCGAGCCGGCGGCCCGTCTCCTCCCAGATCGCAAGGGATCGGCGCCGCTTCGTCGGGTGCAGCGGGATGTACGCCTCACCACCGGTCTCGTCCTCAGCCCACACACGCCACGTCCCACCCGGGGCGATCTGCGCGACGTGCTCCTCTGTCGTACCGCCCTGCGCGTAGTAGTCGACGACACCACCGTCGGCCTCCTGAAGCCCCCGACCGGCAGCCTGACGCCCCTGCTTCTGCACGTTGATCGTCTTCTTACCGACCGCCGTCAGCAACGGGTTCACACCGCTAGCAAGAGCAACGCCGTACTCCGACGCGATCTGCTCGATCGTCGCGGTCCCGTTGCCGAGGGCCTCGGCGGCAGCGTTCGCCGCACCCTCACCAGCGGTCTTTGCGATCTCCGCGAGGACCGGGCCCGCCAGCCGCATCTTCTCGCCCCACGCGAACGTCGCGTTCTCACTCCGAGTGGCGAACAACGTCTCCATCTCACGGAGTTCGGCGTCCGACGCGTTCACCAACTGTGCGACCAACGGGGCACCCTCAGGGCCCATCCGCCCCAACTCGTCCAACGTGCCCTGCGACACCCGACCCGCCAGACGCAACATGTTCGTCTGCCAGTTAGTCGTGTCCTCAACCTGCCGGCGCAACTGCGCCAGGTACTCGTCAACCGAAACGGTGACGACACCGACGTAGTCCTCCCACGAGTCCTCCTGCGACTCCGTGGCAGCCGCCGTCGCCTCAGCCTGCGCCCGATCAGCCGCAGTCTTCGACTCCAACAACGTCGTGTACGCATCCAACGGGCCAGCGAACGCGAGCATCGACTCGCCCGACTCGTAGAACTGCTCCTTGAGCTTCTCCGCCGCCTCATCAGCCAGGCCAAACATGTCGACCATGCCCTGGAACGACGTCGGCAGGGTGAGTGCCGCATCACCCGCACCACTCACCGACGACGACGCGCCACCCAGTGAGGCGCTCAACGCCGCAGCGGAACCAGCAGCCTCGTCCTGCGACGACTTCGCCCCAAGCAGCGCGTCCTGGTACTGCGGGAACAGCGCGTTCAGCTGCTCAACACTCACACCAGACTTGTCGGCCTCAGCAGCGATCGCGGCGAAACCCTCAGCGGCCTGACTGGCCTCACCACCGTCGACCATCTGCGCGAGCGTCTGGTCGAGCGACGTGAACCGGTCAGTGACCCGCTGCACCTCGGTGTCGCCCGTCACGCCAAGGACGTCGATGCCCTTAGCGATCTTGTCGAGACGGTCCGTGAACGCCTGACCACCCGACGGGTCATACAACCGCTCAAACGCCGACGCGAGCCCGTCAACGTCCGTGCCGCCGATGTACTCCTCGAAGTTGCGGAACTGCTCGTCGATCTTCGACAGGTCACCAGACCCGATCCGCTCGACCGCGTCCGCCAGTGCGTTCGCCTCAAGCGCCACACCGTCGTCCGACAGCGCGTCACCCAGGGTGTTGACCGCGATCGCCACCGCAGCGATACCGCCCGCGTACTTCGCGGCACGCCCAACACCCGACATGACCTCGTTCGCACGAGACCCCGCCGGTGCGAGCTTCTGGAACGCGTCCCGCGTCTCGAGGAGCCGGGGGATCAGCAACATCGCGCCACCGACGGCAGTAGCCGTCACCGCAGCGACAGCACCAAGGCCACCGACGGCCGTCTGCACCGGCTGAGGGAGGTCAGCGAAGGACGAAGCCAGGCCACCGACGGTCTCAGCCGCCGCCGTCAGCACCGGCAGGAACGTCACACCGAGGTCGATCGCGGCGTCGTTGAACTGGTTCCGGGCGACCTGGAGGCGGGCCTCGGTCGTCTGGTACCGCTGGTTCGCCTCATCGACGAGGGCGGAGTTCGCCTCCCACGCCGCGTTGCCCATGTCCAACGACTCAGTGAGCATCCCCTGCGCACCGGCCATCTGGAGGAGGACAGCCGTGTCCTGCGTGCCCTTGATGCCGAGGTTGTTGAGGATGTCGACGACGTTGTCGCCGTTCGCCTTCGCCGCAGCGAGGCCGTCCGTGAACGCACCCACGGCACGGATCGGGTCCTCACCGAAGGCCTGCGTGAACTCGGCACCCGACATGCCTGCGACCCGCGCGAAGTCCTCGAGCTGGCGGCCACCGTTCTGCGTGGCGACGTAGATGTCCTGAAGGGTGCGGGACATCACACCGCCACCACGCTCGGCGTTGATGCCCAGGCTGGCCATCGTGTTCGCGAGAGCGAGCACGTCCGACTCCGTCGCCCCGATCAACTGACCGGCACCAGACACGTACGACGCCAGGTTGAGGATCTCCGCCTCAGTCGACGCGCCGTTGTTACCGAGCTCAACCAGCGCCGCGCCGAGCCGCCCGACATCCTCGGGGGCGGTGTCCATGACGTTCATGAGCTGTGCGAGGGAAGTGGCGGCCTCGTCAGCGGACAGGTTCGTCGTCTCACCAAGATCGATCGCCGTCTTCGTGAACGCCGAGATGTCCTCACGCGCCACACCAAGCTGACCAGCGGCCTCAGCGACAGCAGCGATCTCCTCATGCGTCGACGGGAGCGTCGTGGCGAGCTGACGCAACTCACCCTCAAGCTTCGCCATCTGCTCGGGCGACCCGTCGGTCGTCTTCTGGACACCAGCCCAGGCCGACTCCCACCGGATCGCCTCACGCGTCGCCAACCCCAGGCCAGCGCCCATCGTCGCGCCGACCGTCGCGAACGACGCCCCGAGGGTCTGCCACTCCGCCTGGTTGTCCCGGGCGGACTGGGCGAGCTTCCCGAGGGCGCCCGTCGCGGACTTCGACGACTCGGTCGTGTCGTCCAAGCCAAGCCGCACCCGCTCCTGCGAGTTGACGAACCGGCCGTTCTCGTCCCGCCAACGCCCCTGCGCATCCTTCGCGTACCCAGCCTGTTTCGCCGCCTCAGCCGACGACTTCGCGACGCCCTCGTTCGCCGTCGCAGCAGCACCAGCAGCACCAGCCGCAGCCTTGTTCGCACCCGCGGCCTTATCCGCCGCAGCCGCCTGACGGTCAACGGCCTTACCCGCCGCCTCCGTCTTCCCCGCCAGACCATCCGCGGCCTTCGCCGCATCCTCAAGGCCCCGCTTGTACTCACCAACCTCCGCCCGAAGACGGACAGCAACCGAACGATCTGCCATACTCACCCCTTCAGGTGGTCTCAATCAGGGGGAGACATGGCCGCTCAGGCCGAACAGCGGGTACAGCAACCGGGCGACATGGCCCGCGCGTGGGGATGCCTCATCGCGCTCGTCGGCCTCGTCGCAGCGCTCGTCGGCGCTTTCCTGCCCGAGGGGTCTTTCGCCGGCGGCCTCATGTGGCTCGGCGGCGTCGCCCTCGCCGTCGGCTTCGCGGCCGTCGTGCTAGGCGTGGTCGTGCGCGCCGTCGCCCCCACCCGACGCTGACGGGCGCGAGTCCGTCACGTAGACCTTCTCGCCGGGCTGCGGGTCGTCCTTCCGCTCCGCCTCACGCGCAGCGCACCCGTGACACGTCACCACGTGCCGCTCGTACCAACCCTCAGCGTCGAAGCCGAACGTCTTGTCACGCGGCTGCCCACAACCCGTGCACAACCCGTCCTCATACGCGCGCAACGCGAGGGTGAGAAGCTTGTCCTTCTCCGTCCACCTCGGCTTGGTCGCGTCCGTCAGCCACAACGTCGGCGGTTGCCCGTAATCTCGGGCCGTCCGCAAGGCTAGGAGGACGTTCCCTGCCTGCGGGAGCGCGAGCCATCCCCGAAGAAAGGGAGCGTCACCACGGGCGGCGCACCCGACGCCGTCACATACGCCTGCACAACCTGCCGGTACTGCGACTCGGACTTGTCACGGAACGCCCGGAACCAACCCGAGTCAAGACCCGCAGGGGACTGGACCGCGTCGGCGAGGAAGTGAAGCGTCTCCTCGTTGCCGTCCTTGTCGAGCGTCACACCGTCCTTCTTCAACCGCTTGACGATCGCCGCGCGGCGGTCATCAGACCGGCCCTCCACCCGGATCGTCAACGCCGACGCAGCCCACTGCCGGTACACGTCCTCGCGGCGCTCCTCGAGGCCCTCCGGCGACGGGTCACCAAGCGACCGGTCCTCATCGGGAACCTGACGGGCGATCCGCGCGAGGCGGTCCAGCTCGTCGATCTCCGCGACCAGGTCAGCCCGCCCGTACACCGTCACCGAGCGGACGGTCGACGTCGCACCGGACAGCCACGCCGCCGCGTCGAACGACTCAGCGTCCGGCGCCTCATCAACATCGACGGGCTCGTCGGTCTTCTTGCTCATGCTGGTGGCCTCCACGGCTCATCCACGGCTCAAGGTGTTGCCGGCCCGGGCGCGGAGCCGTGGAAGAACGCGCCCGGGCCGGGTCAAGAACGGGAGGGTCAGGCGACGACCTTCGCCCGCTCGTCCGTCCCGCCACCCTGGATGTAGAACCCCAGGGCGAACTTCTCGTAACCACCGGACGGCGACAGAGGCCGCGGCGTACCCGTGATGACCTGGTACACGGCGACGTCGTCACCGGCGACATAGTCAGCGCGGTGATCCTTACCGATCCGGCGGATCAGGTACCCACCGATGCCCTTGTCCGCGAAGGTCGTGTAAGCCACGTCCTCCTCGTCCTGGTCGAACCGGTAGAACTCCATCGACGCCTCGAACGTCGTCTTACCGGGCGCCTGGTCGTTGCTGCCGGAGCACAGGGCCGGGTCGTCGATCGTGTTCTCACCAGTCGCGCCGAGCTGGAAGTTGTTCATCGCGACCAGGCACTGAAGGTCAACACCAGCGTTCAGCTGCGCGACCGTCGGGTTCGAAACATCCGACAGCGTCGGGACGAACGTGATCTTCCAGTTCTCATCAGACAGCAGCTTCGCCATCGCTCAGGACTCCTTGTTCTGGGGGGTGGCGACGACCGCGTCACGGGCCTTCTGCCGGGGGGTGGGGGAGTAGTTCGGGTAGTGCTTGAGGGCGTCCTTGGGCAGCCGCCCCTTGACGCCGGTGGTCTTGTCCCAGACGTCGACGAGCTCGACGGCCATCGGGTCTCCTCAGGTGGGGGTCGCGTTCAACGTGTACGTGTCGACGGCCACGAACAGGTCTTGGCCGGGGTAGTCGTCGTCGCGGCGGATCGGCGACGACGACGCGTGACGGAGGGGGGTGGTGGCGTACCCGGGCGCGGCGGGCCGGTTGTCGACGAGCGCGTCACGGCACCGCACAGCGACCGCCTCGGCTTGCGCCCTTGACGTGCCCACCGAGGTCACCTGCCAGCGGCCCGTCACCCAGTCCGACGTGTGCCCCACGTCATCCGGTGACCGCTCAGGCGTCGACGACCACAGCACCGCGTACCGCTCACCGACCGGGTTCCCATCACCATCAACGGGCGGGTCACCGTCATGCACCGGCACCGGGGTAACACCCGTGCGTAGCAGCTCGAGGACGGCGTCGGTGAGGCTCACAAGCGCTGCACCACCCCATCAACCGCCGCTTCCGCGAGGAACCGCTCAAAGACGGTCGCCTCACGCTCCAACGCACCAGCCGGATCCGGGAACCGCGGCCCCTGCGTCGCCGTGCCCTCATACGCGATCCACGCCAACGAACCCTGACCGCGACCAATCTCCGGACCAACCACGGCCTCAACCGCGTCATCCGTGACCGTCACGTCATACGAGATCGCGAACGGAACCCGCTTGAAGTACGACGACCCGACGTCTTGCGCCTCACGCTTCAGGTCGTTCTTCAGGTTCAACGCGGCACGCTTCGTCGTCGCCTCAACCGCCCGCTGCGCGTCCTTCGACGCCGCACGCAAAGCCGCAGCGTGAGCCCGCAAACCAGCAACATCAGCCGGCATGAACGACCTCCTCAACCGGGAGGCGCCGCGCCGACTTCGCCGTCCCACGATGAGGACCACGCACCACATACCGGGCACCAACAAGCCCCGGATCCGACACGTTGACCGTGATGACCACGTCATCGTCACGCCGCACACCAGCCGAACCGACCGCACCGACGGGCAAGTGCAGCTCGTTCGACGCCGTCGCGAACAACCGGTCACCCGACGCCGCATCGTTGACCTGCGGGCGCGTGTCCTGCACCTTGCACCGGCCCTCATACACAACCACCGGTGCAGGGGTCGCGTACTCGAGCGTCACGGGGTCCAGGGCGCCCTTACCGGGCGCCCGCCGGGTGATCCGGCACTCACTGGTCATGCGGGCCTCAGCGGCGGCCCTAGCGGCCACCAGAAGGTCAACCACCAGACCCCCTCAGCGTTCGCCAGGCGCGACCATGCGGACGGACCGCACGCGCCGCCCGGACACCACACCCGCCGGCTGGATCCGCGCCCAGTCATCCGGGGGGATGACGAGCGCACCGTCCGACCCGAGCTCGGCGCGGCGGTACCGGTAGTCGTCAACGGCTTCTTCGGACAACCCGCCCGGGTTGCGGAGCCGGCGGACGATCGCGTCGACCACCACACCAGCCACGACCACTGGGTCGAGTAGACCCGCCATCACCCACGAGTCGACCAGGGGCCGTCGTGAGCGGACCTCAGCGGACAACCGGACCAACCACGCAGCCGCAGCAGCGGCCTCCCCGTCATCAAGGGGCCGCATCAACGCGACGGCGACGTCCTCGAGCGAACCGAACGGGTCCGCGGCGCCCGGGGAGGGAACGACTACGGGCACGGCAGCCTCCCCTCAGTGTCAAGCCAGGGGTCCCACGCAGCCCGCAACACGGCAAGCGCCGTCGGGTCACCCGGGAAAACGTCATCAGGCACGTCAGCGTTCGCCACCAAAGGCGGCAACGGCTCCCAACGGGCCCGCCGGAAGGGGGGCCGCGCGAACACGTGCCCCCCTCCCGTGGGGGTCACTTCCGGGTCACCCCAGCGACCGTGTACGCCTCACGCGGGGTGTGGTCGACGGTCTCGCCCTCGTACCCCTTCTCGTGGGCATCATCGACACGCTTCTGCACCTCAGCCGCAGTCACAGCGGCAGCGTTCTTCTCAGCCATGTTGTCCTCCTGATCAGGCGTTGACCGGCGACTGGACAACCGCGAACGGGTAGCGCGAGCTGCCGTTGGCGTTGTCGTAGTTCACCGTGTTGGCGACCTCGAAGGCGCAACGGAATGTGACCCGCAGGGCCACCGAGTCCTGCTGCGCGAGGTTGTACTGGATCGCACCCGTCGCGTCCTGGATGACGGCCTGGTCGAGGACCTTGTAGGTGACGTCCTGACGCAAACCGATGATGCCCTGAGAGAAGTCACCGAGGACGGCCTCAACGTTCCGCTGACCGGTCGTCGTAACGGCCGGCCAAAGGCCACGCATCGGGTACTGCGCGGGAACGCCGTAGATCCCACCGTTGGCGTCGAGCAGGGGACGGCCCTGCGTGTCGCGGACGTCGCGGAGGAGACCCTTGTAACGGGTGTTCGCGATGAGGCCGGTGACGTCGTAACCGTCGGCCTCGACGTGACCGAAAGCGGCGGAGAAGTCACCAGCGAGGCCACCGGCGTTCGCGGCAGCCGTACCACGGTTAACCGTGTTACCCGCGGCAACGGCAGCAGCCGCGACAGCGGTCGGCCACGAAGACGGCTTGTTCACACCGAAGAACACGGCCGCGTCGAGCTGACGGGCAATCGCGTTCTGGAGCAGAGGCATGACCTCGCCCCACACGTCGAACGACGCGTCATCGAGGACGGCCTCGGGGATCGGGACGATCGCCGCGATCTCCTCGACGTTGAGGAACTTGTTCGACCAGGCGACCTCAGTCGTCTGCTTCAGACCGGTGTCACCCGTGACGAAGTAGGCCGTCGGCAGCGCCGACAGGACCGGCATCCGCTGCTGCGCGGACGACATGCGGACCTGACGGAACAGCGTCAGAGCGGCCGAGTCATTCGTCAGACCCGTGAGCAGCTCGTTGGAGACCTGCTCGGGCATGAGCGCCTGGGTGTTGGCGCGGGTGATGAGGTTGTTGAACGGCACGGTGACCTCCTAGGTCATCGGGGGAAGGCAGCGGGGCCAGCCGTGCCGACTGGTGCTGCGGGACGTCAGGCGCGACCAGCGGCCTGACGGATGTGCCTGTTGAAGTCCGCCCCGAACGGGGCGGTCGAGCGGGACCCGCCGTCGTAGTTCGTGGGGGCCCTGGCGGGCTCAGGGACAAGCCGCTCAACGGCCGCCTTGATCGCGTCCTCGTCGGGGGCGCCGTCGTCACCGACGAACCTGCCCAAGTCGACGAACTCGAGAACCTTCGACGTGTCGACGTCCGGGTTCCGCTTCGCAGCGGCAGCGTCGAACCGGGCCTGCGCGAGACGCTGACCAACCTCCGCGAGAGCGCCCTTACGGCCACGCTCCTCCGCGTCAGCGACGGCACGCTCAGCCTCAGTCAACGACTCACGCCGCTGCCGCTCGAGCTCGCCCTTCGCCTTGTTGTTGTCCTTAGCGCGCTGCTCCCACTTACGGGCCTCAGCGAGCGTCTCCTTGTACTTCGCCTCAAAGTCGACGGGCTCCTCGTCAGCACCGGCGGGACGTGCGTCCTGCTGGTCCTCAACCGGGGCCTCGTCGACGGGCGCGGCGGTGTCCTGCTCAGTCATCGTGTCTCCCGTGCGGGAAGTGGAAACGCCCGTGCGGGCGTCGACCCCGCAGAAAGCGGGGAAGCATGTGGGCTACCGGAGGTAGCCATTAGCGCGGAGCAGCTCCAACGCCTCATCGCGGGACCCGGCCTGCGCATAAATCGCGTCCGGCGTCAACCGGACACCACGGCGCCCACGCCCGACACCACGGCGGGTCGTCGACTCAGTCGTCGACATCCCGGTCCGCGACCGGCCACGGTCCGCGTTCACGACCTGCGCAGGATTAGCACCGTCACCGATCGCCCGGGCCTGAGCGACCCGCAACCCCGTGACCTGACCCGACCCAAACAACGCCGACGGGTCCGTCGACACCGACCCGACCGTGTCCTCAACCGCAGGAATGTGCCGGCAGTCGCACCGCGGATGCCGCTGAAACCCGTCGTTGAACCGGTAGAACCGGCCAGCGAGGACCGCGCACCTCGAGCAGCACGGCGGCTGCACCATCCGCGTCCACCCCACACGGGGCCGCGCCGCGATCGCCACCGAGTCCGCCTGACGGCCCGCGTCCTGCACCAACGACACAGCCGCCGACTGCAACGACCGGCCAGCCGCCTCCACCGCTGCCCGCGGGGGAACACCGGCGCCGATTGCCGTCAACGCCCGCACTCGCGGCGCGTCGAGCACGTCAGCGACGGGCACGCCAAGATTCGACATCCCCGCGAACCCCGCCGGCGCCACGACAGCGTCAGCCGCCACCGTCACGCCCTGCGCCGCCAGGGAGGCGCCCACGTACCCCTCGGCGGCTTGCGCGGCGACGAGCTGACCCGACACCACCAGGGACACCGCCTGCGGCTGCAAAGCCGCCCAAGCGCTCACATCGGCGGGGGAAACCCGGGACCACAACTGCCCCACACGCCGCGCCACCAACGCACCGAGCGCGGCCTGCTCCCGGTAATGCCCCTCGACAACAGCGTCAGGCAACGACCCCGCCGGACGACCGCAGCAACTGCGCCGCGACCGGGTCCAACGCCTCCGCACGGTCATCCGCCTCAAGGCGGGCGATCTGCGTCGCCGAATACCCAACGTCCTCACGGGCCTGCCGCAACGACGCGATACCCGTCTGACGCCGCTTCACAACCGCGTCCGTCAGCTCACCCTCAGTGCGCCACTCAGGGTTCCGCCACAACGTCTCGATCGCCGCACCAGCCGACGGCAACCCCGCCGCACGGCGCAGCAAGTGCACCGTCTCCTCAGCGCCACCATCCAACGACCGCATCCGGTGCTTCGCCTTCGACACCAAACCAGACTCGGCAGCCTTCAAAGTCTCACCGTTGACGTTCGACATCTCACCGAGGAGGTACTGCGCCGGCGTCCGCGACCGCGACGCGATGTCCTTCACGTCCTCACGCTTCGCCGACGTGTACGGGTCCATCGGAGCCGCATCCCACTGACCGAACTTCGTCTCAGCGACGTCCGTCGTGACGATCCGGTTACGCCCAATGTCGACGGTGTTCGGGTTACCGTCCTCGTCCTCATCCGGCCACGCAACCGCCCACTTCTGCGGGAACGCCCCGAAGTCCTGCGTGACCAGACGATCCGCGATCGTCTTGTTCACCCGGTCCTGGATGTCCGTCAAATCAGACAACTCCGACACGCCACCAGTCAGCAGGCGCGGGTTGTTCTGCCACTCCACCAACGGCACCACACCCAACGGGTTCGGCGCAGGCCAAGCCTCACCAGCAACCGCACGTGGTTCCCACGCAGGCTTCGACACGGCACCCGACGCGGGCCGCTTCGCCCGCCACTTCCACAACCCATCCGGCAGATACAACGTCGCGTGAAGCTCGCCGACCCAATCGTCGACCCACACCTTCAACCCAGCCGCCGTCACCCGACGCCCAGACCCAGGCTCGTGCTCCACAATCGCCTGAGACGCGTGCTCAACCCACACATGCGGGGTCCCCGGGTCCCGAGGGTTCGGCGCCACCAACGTGTACGCCGTCCCACACACAAGCGCCTCGAGGACAGCCTTATCGGACTCCGTGTCCATCTGGTTCGCCTGCCAGATCCGCCACGTCTCGTCATCCGCAACATCCTGCGCAGGGTCCAAACGGAAACCCTCGATCTGCAACCGCTCAGCCGTCGCGTCAATGACCAGGCCCATGTAGTTCGACCGGGTCATCCGCAGAATGCGGCGGAACTCCTCATGGGCACCCGGAGCCAACCACGGCAACGGGTGATCCCCACGGTAATACGCGTCATAAAACTCGACCTCAGCCTGCCGCGCCACCAACCGCGCGTACAAACGGTCCAACCACCACGGCGCAGACAACACGGGGTGCACGTCCGCCAACCCGGCCACCCCTCTCAATGAGCTGAAGCGCGCCCGCGAACACGGGTCAACGTCTTACGGGCATCAACGCCCCAACCAGCCTTCAACGCGTCAGCCCGCGCCTCATGCGCAAGCACCGACGTGATAGCCGCGTCAATCTTTTGGTGCTGCGCCGGCTTACCCAGCACGTACGTGTCATTCGGGCGGGCGATCTTCCGCGCGTTCGCCACATGCAGGCCCGTGACAGGGCACCCGTCATGCCGCACCGCACCCGACGCCAAGTCCGTCGTGAACCGCGTCAACGCCTCGAACATCGGCCGCGGACGGTTCGTCCGCCACTCAACGAACACGTCCTCACCGTGCGCGTCAGCCCAACCCTCGATCTCCGACGCCCACATGAACGGGTCGCAATACACCCGCCGCAACCGGAACCGCCTCGACAGCTCATCCCAGGCCGCATGAACCTCACCGCGAGGGACGTCACCGTTCCATTCCGCTGGATCCCAGATCGTCGGCCGCCGATCAGGCCCATACCGCGGCGTGAACAGGAACCCGTCACGGGTCTCCAACTTGATGACCGTCGTATCATCCACCGACGAACCATCAAACCCGCCGACAACGTCCGTGCCATCGTCAGGCTGAGGCAACCAATGCGTCGACACCAGCCCACGCCCCATCCCACAACCCAGGCGGCAACCACGTGCCCTTACCCCGCACCAGACGGTTCCCGTAGAACCGCTCAGCCTGCGCCGGGTCCCGCTCGAGCAGCTCAGCCGCCTCCGCGTCGATACTGTCGAGGTTAATGTGAGTCGCCCCCGCATACACGTACGCGAGGATCCGACGACGCTCACGCGCATTCTTGAACGAGAACGGCGTCCCATCATCACGCCGCAACGCCTTATCCGGGTCACGCCAATACCGGAAGATGTCCTCAGCGTGCGACTCCTGCGTCATCTGCGCGGCACTGTTCTCCGCCGGGTCAAAAGCGTTCGTCGTCTCAACCGAACGCCCACCCATGCCAGCAGCACCACGACGCATCGTGTCCCACACGTCAACCAGCTTGTTGCTCCGCGTGTACAAACCCGTCTCGTCGAAGAACGCCTCACTAAGAGGCGCGCCAAGCCGCGACTGCGCCGAAGCCGTCACCCGGTCAATCCGGTCCATGTCCTTATCGCCAGACTCGCCAACGATACGGATGAACTCACCCCGCGGGAGCAACAACTCCTTCAACGGGCCCAGGTTGATCATCGACGTCAACGGCCGCCAAATGTTCGCGACCTGCTCATCCGACGTCGCCACAATCTGAATCAACGGCGACGGGTGCCGGCGGCCCATCGGCTCACCCGGCTGGTACGGAAACACCCACCCGCACGCGCAACCATTGTCCTCGCACCGGTAAGCGTCACCCTCGACAGCCCACCCGCCGAACTCCGACGGCCCCACCGCAGCCAGACAAGCCCTAGCAGCCGTCCACGGCCCCTTACCCATCTTCTGCGGCGCAATCACCTGCGATCGGCGATACGTGAACGCCTGGTTCAGCAGAGGCGCGTCAGGATCATGCGCCGCCTCAGGCCGCACCCGCCCATGATTAGCAGTACACCAAAACTGCCAATCATACTCACGGAACGCCTTACCACGCTCATGCCGATCAGGCACCCGACAATGCCGCTCAATCCACGCCGACCACAAATCACCCAAAGTCGGGAAGTCGACAACAAACTCCGCGTCAGCCGCCACCGGAAACGCGCATCCTGCGCACCGGAGCCACCACAGGCTCAACCACCGACACAGAAGCCCGACGAGCACCCACCTCGTCGACAGCCACCCGCCAACCCATCTCCGCCAAACCAGCCGTCGTCATACCGATCTGATCAGCGAACCGATGCAACTGCGCCAACAACGACGCCGGCGCCTCAGCATCCTCACACCGCACCGACAACCGCACCCACAACGCAACCGTCCGCCAACGCCAACGCTCCGACGGCAACGACCACGCACAAGCCTGCGGCGACCGCCACACCTCACCCCACAACTCAAGCTCACGCCCAAGCGCACCAGGCAAAGGAAACTCCGGCACCGGACCATCAAAACCCTCAGCCGGCAAAGCCGTCAAAGAAAAGCCGCGAGCATCCGAACGGGCAGACGAAGGATCCGCCTGCGGGCCCGAACGATTACGCGATCCACCACGCAAGACATCACCCCCACCCAATCACCCAACGTCACCGAGTTATGTACCAAGGAATGTTTGAACCCTCCGCACATCCGAGGCGCC